GTTCAAGAGGGAAATGCGCCTGAAGCCTGAAGAGCGCTCCTGGAACATCATCCAGTTTGGCGCATACGACACACCTAATTTCACGGGTGAGGTTGTACCTGTCGAGGTTGCGACTCGTCTTGTGCAGGTTGACTGGGTTGAGGCGCGTAAGAAGGAATGGGGCGAGGATGACCCTCGTTTCGTGGCGCGTGTCCTCGGTGAGTTTCCCGACGTGTCGGATGATGGTCTGTTCAACATGGGTCGCGTCATGCAGTCTATGGAGGCTTACGACACTTCGGAGCCGGACGAGGGTATGCCGATTATTCTCGGGGTTGACGTTGCCCGTTATGGTTCCGACAGCTCGGTAATTGTGTCGAACCAGGGTGGCTATATCAAGATTCATGGGCGCTACCAGGGCTTGAATGGCCCTGAGCTTGCTCGTAAGGTTGGTGAGCTGGCAGTCGAACTCGGGGCTGTCGAGATTCGTATTGACGCGATTGGTGTCGGCGCATCTGTTCTCGATAGTATCTACAATTTCGTGCCTGCTGACATTTCTGTTATTGGTATTCATGGTAACGCAAAGTCCGGGGATAGCACGAAATGGTACAACTATCGAGCTGCTATGTACGATCAGTTCGCTAAGGCTGTCGCTGATGGTCGTGTCTTCCTGCCTGATGACGATGAACTACATAACGAGATCGCTTCAATCAAGTATGAGTACAGGGGTAGTGCCATGCTTATTGAATCGAAGGAAAACATGCGTAAGCGCGGCATTAAGTCGCCTGACGTTCTCGATGCTGTCATTTATGCGTATCAGAACATTGGTGCGATTATGGCCGGTGATTCAGAAGGTCAGTATTATTCGCCGGATGATCTGCTCGAAGAAGATGACCTCTTGGACTTCATGTTCGAGGAAGAGTTGTCTGTATTTCTAGCATGATAGGATAATTTACATGAAGTATGAGCAGACATTTCAAGAAGCGCTGGGTGCGTTTTCTGATTCCCTAGCGCGTCTCAAGCGTGAAGATGTGGGCTGGTTGCCTTTGTCTGCTGTCGAAGGCCCTGATTCTCTGATTACTCTTGATGTGATTAGGGACCATTCGGCCCGTGCGCGTCGTTTGGCTACTCTTAACCCTATTGTGAAGCGTGGCCTGGTTGTGCGTAACGCTTACATGTGGGGCGACCCGGTTGTCTACAAGGGTTCTACTGGTCCTTCTCGTAAGGTGATCGAAGAGAACACGAAGGCTTGTTTCAGTGTGCAGGCGCGTGTCCGTGATGAGCAGTCGTTCAACACTGATGGTTGTGTCATCTACTTGATCGACAAGGCAACGAAGACTGTTACACCTGTTCCGCTCATGCGGCTTGCAGGTGTGGCGACTGATGACGCGACAGGTGATGTCGTTGCTGTGCTCATTAACCCTGTCGTGAGCGGTGAGCCTCAGTGGTACATGCTGTGGGACCGAGTGGGCGTGAAGATCACCAAGTCTAACTACAAGGTGAACAAGCGTTTGACGGCTGTGTACGCGACCGTGAATCGCCTTGCTGCTGAACAGTACGGCAAGCCTGATCTCATGAGTGCTATGTCGTATGCACAGAAGTACAAGGAGCATCTTGAGGTCGCGCATCTCATGGAGAAGTCTCTCGCTAAGCTGGCCTTTAAGGCGACGAGTGTTAACTCTAAGCAGCAACAGGCTGTCCAGCAGCGTATGGCTGGTCCGGGTGTCGGTGCCACGGCGAACATCGGAGCTGGGCAGGACATTCAGGCGATTAACAAGGCCGGTGCGGGTATTGACTTCTCGGCTGGCACGCCTCTTGCGGCTATGGTGTCGGCTGCTCTCGACATCCCCTTGTCGGTGCTGCTGACTGATGGTTCTGCGGGTGGACGACAGGGCGCTGAGACTGCGCTGGAAGACCCGACGTTTAAGGCGTTGGAGTTGCGTCGTCAACTGCATATCGACATGTTGAATGAGATTGCTCTGGCTCTCGGCATTAAGGTGTCGATTGAGTACGGTTCGATCAACAATGACCAGACCCATCGACGTATTCAGTCTTTGACGCTTGCGTATCAGAATGGTGCTTTGCATCAGATTGAGATGCGTTCGGGTGTGTTGCAGCTCTTGAAGATTGCTGGTTCTTTGCCGTTGGAAGATTTGCCTGAGCTGCCTTCCGAGGAAGAGGACGAGGGCGAAGAAGACTCAACAAAGAGTGATGACGAGACTGAAGACGGACGTGCGACAGGTGTCGGACCAATGTCTGATGGAACTAATGACAATCGAGATAGGGGGACCGATGCATAAGTTGCACGAGTCTACGGCTGCAGCTGGTACTGAGTCTCTTGGTGAGGGTAAGTACCGCATTAGGATTATTGTGCCCGGCCAGGGTTCGAGTGGTATTTATACTGCTGAGAACTTGGCTGAGTCTGCGCCTTTGTTTAAGGCTGGCACGGAAATGTTTATCGACCACCCAACCGAGACTGAGGAATGGGAGCGCCCGGAGCGTTCTATTCGTGACTATGCTGGCGTGTTTTTGGAAGACGCGACGGTTGGTGAGGATGGGGCACTCTACACTGTGTGTAAGGTGTTTTCTGGGGTGAATGATCTAATCAAGGATAAGTGGGAGCATATTGGTGTTTCCATTAATGCCTGGTGCAACGAGCCGATTGCGGAAACAGGTGTTGTTCCTGTTTTTGCTGGCGTTAGGTCGGTTGACTTTGTTACCGCGCCTGGTGCGGGTGGTGGCATTGTTGATCTGCTAGAATCAAATAGGAACAACAATTCTATTAAGGAGGGAACTGTGGACGAAAAGCTGCTTGAGTCCAAGTTCGATGAGCTGAAGGGTGAGATCGCTTCTCTTGTTGAAGCTATCGGCTCTAAGCTAGAGTCTGCTGTGGCCGCGATTCAGGAGGCCAAGGTGGAGGAACCTGCTGAGAAGGTCGAAGAGGCATCTGTCGATGTTGATTCTGCCATTGAGGCTGGTAAGAAGATTGCTGAGTCTGGTTTGCCGGAGGCGGCTGTCGCGCGTGTTCGTGAGGCTGTGAAGAAGGGCGCTGATGTCGATTCTGCGCTTGAGGCCGAGCGCGCGTATCTCAAGGAGGCTGTCGCTGCGACGGCGACTCCTGTTGTCGAGAAGGCTTCTGAGACTTCTCTGAAGGAGTCCTACTCTAAGATTGGTTGGAAGTGATCATGGCAGGTATCAAGAAGTTCCCTCTGACGGGTAACAAGGATAACCAGATTTTCGAGTACAGCGACACTCTGTCGCTCGAGATTGACAACGATCAGAAGCATCTGAAGGCTGGTGACGCTGTTGTCGTCAACAAGGAGGCTGGTATTGCTGGCATCTTGATGTCCGATGTCGCACCCGCTCAGGAGAAGACGGATTACGCGACTGCTGCCGAGGCTCTTACCAAGCCTACTTATGGCCTGAATCGCGGTAAGCACGCCTCGGTTCGAGTCAAGGGTGGTGTGTTCGCTCTCAAGGTTGACGGTACTGCTCCGTCGCCGTTCAAGCCTGGCACGCTTGTTTACCTGAAGGCTGCGACTGCCGGTGCCAAGCCTACTGTCACCTTCACCAAGGCTGGCGCTGATGTCGTGCTCGGCTGGGCGAAGGATATTTACGCTACCGCCGCTAAGGACACCGTTTACCAGGTTGTTCTCGACACTCGTCCACTGGCCTGAAAGGTTTAACTAATGTTGATCAATGAAAAGGACCAGCTTGAGTTCAACAAGCTGCTCGAAGGTGCCTTCAAGGGCGACAAGATCGCTCAGGCGCGTCTGAAGGAGGCTGTCACCACCGATAGCCTCGCGCCGACCATGTTCGTTAACGCTGCTAACGTGCAGTTCGTTAACGCTTACAACGAGTACGACTCGATTTGGCCGAAGATTGCTGAGAAGGTTCTTCTCAACGACTTCCGTCCTGCCGCGTACCTGTCGCTGAACTCGGACATTGCGTCGATGCCTATCGACAACGGCGGCTTCTCGCCCATCCAGGACACGCTGCCCGCGATTCCTGAGCTGACCCCCTACCCGACTCTCACGTACACCGGCAACGGTCGTTTCGTTGAGGTCGGTAAGCATGGTGCGCGCCTTCAGTTCTCGTTCGAGGCTATCGTGAACGACGACTGGAACACCATCGAGAAGTTGCCGACTGACGCGGGCCGTCTCGCTGCGCGTACTGAGGACTTGCTGGTTCTCATGACCTTGTTCGACCCCCGCAACAAGGGCATTAACATCCCTCTGGATCGTCAGCTTGACCTGACGAAGGTTCCTGCCGAGTTCAAGGGTGAGGCTGTCGCTGGTCCTAACGGCAAGGATAACCGTATTTCCTACGGTGCTATCACTGCTGCCCGTTGGCAGGCGCTTAACACCAAGTCTGAGTCCGGTCGCACTGTCACCGTTCCGGGTGGTTTCGCTCTGGTTTGCTCGCCTGCTCAGGCTCAGCTGGCCCGTGAGATTCTTGCTATTCGTGAGATTCGCACGACCAACGGCAAGACGACCACGATCAGCACCAACACGCTGACCGACATCGAGGTTGTGGAAAGCGACCTTATTGGCACCATTGTTGGTGACGATGCTTGGGCGCTTGTCCCCAAGGGCGGTAAGGCCGGGGACAAGACCACGATTGCCAAGACCTCCATGCGTGGCCGTGAGACTCCGGAGCTTCGCGCTCACAACGCGACTGGTACGATGCTCGGCGGCGGTGCTGTCGATTACCGTGAAGGTAGCTTTGACAATGACGACGTGGAGATTCGCGTTCGTCAGATCGCTGGTGCTGGCCTGCTGAACCTTGATGGTGTCGTGCTCTCTGCCGGTGGTCAAAACGATCACCTCTGATCAGTTAGCTGATTAAGTAAGACCCCTGTGGCCTTTTGGTCACGGGGGTCTTGCTATACTGGTTTCATGAGTGATATTGATTTTTCTTCGCCTGTGGGGCAGGTGCGTGTTCTTATTCCTGATTTGCGTAAGTTGGAGGACTTGCGTGATTTGAGGAATGAGCCGCGTTATCTTTTCGCGGATGAAGAGATCGAGGCTTTGCTCGCTGTTAATGGTGGCAACGTGAAGTTGGCTGCTGCTGATGCGTGTGACGCTATTGGCATGGATAAGGCTTTGCAGCTGCTTGTCTTGAAGACGGACGACAAGCAGACGGACGGCGCTAAGCTGCTGGCTGCGATTGTCGGTCGTGCTCGTCAGTTGCGTGCTCAGGCGAAGGAAGATGAAGTAAACAACCTTTGCTTTGATGTTGTCCAGCCAACGTTTGAGCCAGTGGATTGGGCGGTGAACTTCTAATGGGCTTGTCGATTGACCCGAACATTCACCCTTTGTTCATGTATGCCTCGTATTATCCACTTCAATTGTTGGCTAATACGAAGGTGAGCATTTTCAAGGAGCCGAATACGGTGGTGTATGACTGGTCTGATGAGGCTGGTTTGTCGCTTGAGTACAACAATCCTGTGTGGAAGGGTTGGGCGAACATTACGCCTAACGTTGACTGGCGTGCCCGTAATCGTGAGTGGGCTGGCACAGTCACAGGTGTTCATGCGTATCGTGTGCAGCTTTTGCATATCGACAAGAACGAGGTTTTTTCACCTGATTTGTGGGGCAACCCGGATGCGCGCGTGTCGTTCGCTGAGGGTATGCGAGTCCAGGTAGAGGAAATGCCGACCGACCAGCGTGTTGCTGGGTTGAAGCTGGTTGTGCGTAACGCTCAGGTTGATACGCTGAACTGGCAGGTGACGCTTTTGTGCGACGTGGCAACGGGGGAAACTGCTAATGGCTAGAACGAAAAAGACTGTCCGGTATGATGGTCGTGTTGCTGGCATTAAGGTAACTGTCGATACCGACAGGTATGGTGTCGCTGCTAAGGCGAAGAAGAAGATTATTGATGCTGCTTGGAAGAAGGTTGACGCTGCGGCTAAGGC